TAGGCTTCGAAAATCCCAAAGAATCTGCAGTCATAGAAGCTGCTCTGGTGGCCCAAGCAAGGGGAGCGGCAAACATACTCAACAGAGGAATTGGTGCCAGGGTGTCAGCAACATTGCTGACAGCACCTAGCGTCCTAGAAATAACTTTCGTTTCTTTCAACCAATTGATCTGTTCATCGCTTATTAAATCACCTCCTTGTAAGGAACCAGCCATACCAAGTTTGATATCCTCGTAATGTCCCCACAGAGTATATCCTGCTTCAGCAGAACCACTAGAACTAGCTAGTGGCTCATAAGGCCAAATAAAGAAGACTCCAGGACTTGTATATCCTGTTCGCACAGACTCGTATAAGTACGAATTATAAGCACTCACAAAAGGAATTCTGAGAGTGACGGAAGTATCGCATGATAAATTGAGTCTAGCAGTAGCCAACTGAAGTCTTTCAACGACAGAATATTTGTGCGTCCTATTATGTCTGATAATTGCAGTGGGATCACTAAGCCCGCCACTGGGCAACCAAGAAACACAATACAATCCTTGTTGGAATTGATTTGCATTTACCTGGAGTGTTATGACGAGTGTAGCATTCAAGGTATAAATACCTTTGATTTTATCAGCATAAATCGATTTGGTCAAAGGGGCATCCCAATCAAACTGTGTAAAAGTCGAAGTAACATCGGATGAGAGAAACTCACCCGAAGCTATCTTGACTGGTTTGGAAAGGTACCTAGTAATCGAAGAGGACACATCTGTTTGGAACGATGTTGTCCATTTGATTGCAGGAACAGAAGCAATAGGAACGACTTCGTCTACGACTCCATCATTCTGAACTATCACATCAGCTCCTTCATCACCGGCCTGAACTGTGGCCGACAGTGGCGTACTAACATTTAGAGTGTCATCCTCGCACGCCGCATAAGGATGGTCACTGTCGCTACTTTTGTAAGTTGTAATAAACATTGTTGGTTCTAAATCGTCAAAACTGACGGTATCACATTGTAAATTGTACACTTCCTCAAACGTGACATAAAAGTTAGTGCATTGAAGTTTAACACCATAGTGGCGCCATAACTCATCATCGATGAGCGGCACCCACTCTGAAAAAACTTCTTTTCCGTGCAGAGAAAGTTCTCTGACCACGTGGTGAGCTTTGTCAATTAATATTCCATCACTACCACGTACCCTAGTCCAATTCAATTGGCTCAACACTGCCTCCAAATTCATGGGAGCAATGTACCTATTGATCATCTTATCGAATTTCCACGTCCTTTTGAGAAATGAAACTTCGTTAATTTTCCTCTTCACGACCGTCCTCTCAGAGTTTTTATCTTCGGGAGTATATATCATACCGAATTCTTCAAATATAGGTCCTAAAACATATTCATTGAAAACTTCAGCATACTCATCATTCACTGAAAAGACACAATCGTCACCCAACGCCACTAAATACACCTCCCTATTGAAGACATAAAAAGCAGTAGGACCAATACCTATTGCTCTTTTGAAAGCCAATTTATGATACAATCTATTGATCATAGTGTTAATCAACGCTGTTAAAGGATTGCCAGAAGGCAAACCACAATCCCATATATTGATAACACCTTTCACAATGTGGACTGAATTGACTATACGTCTCCACAAGAAAAATCTAATCTTTCTCTCTTCAGGGGTACTATTAACATAAAAAGCCTCAATGATCTCTAAAACAGCCTCAAGCATCTGAGCCGACTGTTTTGTGTCAAAACCAGAGAAATCACCAGCATTCATATTGGAACTCTTACTATGCAAGCTTTTGGCTATCTCATCCCATTCGTTACCATAAGGATTGACGCCAACTGCACTACCATTGTAAATCCTATTTTTAACATAAGACAACATGAAAGCGCCAAAATACATTCTAAATAAAGAAAGCATCTTAATACTACCTGCAGATATAGTTCT